GTTCAAGTTGAGAAACCCTGAAGAGGCTGGTTTGTCTTTCCGTCGTCAAATAGATGAGGCTTATGAACGTGCTTTCGGTGAGAAAGCGTTTGAAGGAAAGTTCACAGTATTGCAGGAATCGTATGCTAAGGGCATGGGTCGTGACATAAGGATGACTCATTTTATGAAACGTATGCGCCAATATTTTCCTACTGAACAGTTCGATGATCTTTACGACGAGTTGGAAGAAGGCTTAAATTTGTGGCAGCAAGCCACAAAAGATCGTGTTAAAAAAACTAAAGCAGTAGTAGAAAAAGAAGCCAAGATTCTAGAAGCCAAAGCGCAACTTGCAACAATTGAAGAAGGTATAGCAGCGCGAGAAAACGGGATTGACAAGTTGTCTCTTAAGGGTCAGGAACGATTCAATGAGTTGCAAAAAATAAGTTTAAAAGTCATTGCTAATAATGCTGAAGTGCGAAGGATTTGGAACAGTTTAGAGGCTCGCGGAGTTGAAGTAGAACGTTTACTTCAGAATGTAGACAACACTGGTGGTGGTTCTATTAAAGAGTGGGAATCTCTTCGTGAAGAATTAATTACTGAAGTTTTTGAAATGTCTAACCACGCTGAAGAACTTGATTCTTTAAGAGAATTAATGGACGAGTTGTACACAGAGTTAACAGCCGCTGTCAAAAAAGAAATGAATGCAAGCGGCTTAGACACTCCGTTGCCTACCTCACGGGAAGGTTATCAGGCTGTGGTGGATGAACTGGAAACAGTTAAAACACAATTTGATGAATTAACTAAAGAACGCGACGAGTTGGTTGAGCGCCTCGAAGTTGTGTCAAAAGAGTTTGATCGTAACGTTGAAGAGATCAGAGTGTTAAGTGAGCAACGTGCAACTAGGGAAGAAGCGTTGCCTAAAATGCGTGAGCAGGCTGAGTCTGTTAAACCTAAACGCACGATAGAGGATGTAGAAGGTTCTGCTGAATTAAGAGATTTGTCTAATCAGGAAAGAGTACTTGTTCGTCAAATCCAAAGTCTTGACGAACGAATGGAAAGTGTTACCACATCGTTGGAGGCTGCTAGAAAAGTTGGGGCTGTTAGTAAAAACAAGTGGGAACGGATACAGAAAACATTAAAAAAGGCTAAAGAAGCAAGCAAGTTTCTTGAGGATATGAATAGCCGTAGAAATACAAAGTTGGGTCAGTTAAGTAGACTTCGTGAAGAATTAGATGAAGTATCTGATGTGCGGTATGTAACTCCTGAAGAAGAAAAAAGGATTTTTAATGAAGAATTAGTTGGAGGGTACGCCCACGAGTTGGAAGCGTTTAGAAAAGAAGGCAGAAAAGTTTCTGTTGACAGGAAAGAACCTCCTAGTGGATTGAATGTTGATGATCGAAAAGTGTGGGCTGAAGCACACGATGATATAAAGGTTTTAACTGAAGAAATAGAATCTCTTGAAACGAGATTACGGGCTTCTGAAGAAGCGTTTGCGGAAATGTCTGCTGTTGGTTACCGCAGGAAGATGGCTAATAAGAACGAAAAACTTGCTCAACTTCGTAAAGAAAAGAATCGTGGTCCTTTTGCAGAGGGTGGTGCGGCTGAGAAAAAACGGTTAGCAAAAATTGCTGCTTTAGAAATTGATTTAGAAAAAAATTATAAGAACATAGTTCATATAGAAAGAACTGAAAAACAAATTTTAGATTTATCTAATAAGCGCACGAAATTATTAGGAACAAAAAGAAAGTTAAGAGATAAAAGTCAAGAGAACATCGTAAGAAGTAAGCCTCGGATAGAACCTGAGCCTGATGTTTTAGGTCAGAGAGATGTTCAAAAACTGACCACTTTAAGAAATAGAATTAAACAATTAGAAATTTATGAAGATGGTTTTGGAGATTTGGCTAGTGAAGAAGCCATCAGTTCGGCGCAGGACTTAGTTGCTATTAGTGATGAGATTTTTCTTCTTGAACAGGAACTTATAATTGGTATGGTTTCTGTTTCTCCACGTCAAGGAACTCCGTATTCTCGTCGAAGTATTGCTGCTGTTAGAGCATCTTTACAGGAACGTTTAAATTTGTTAAACAGTAAAAGGTTTAAGGAATTAAAAAAAGAATTGTTAAGGGGTCCTCGTATTGAAGTGGAAGGTGGTACGGGCATCCCATTAAACACTCAGTTGTTTGCTCAGTCTGCTGATGAAAGATGGGGTTTGATTGCTGTTCCTCGAAGACGCACTAAGGACATGGCTGAAGCAGCAGGTATACCTATTAAAGATCAAGTGTTGGTACGTGTTCAGAAGATTTCTGGTAACCGTTGGAAGGTTTCTGAAGAGATTTATGAAAAAGATTATTTAGGAGAAATGATCAACATGACTCCTGATGCTCGTCAAAAATTCAAGGATCAGGATTGGGTTTTTTATGATGAGGGTGTTGGTGCTGATGCTCGTGCTTTGGAGTTGACGAAGGTAGAGCAAAATTTTGATGACGCTGAGTTTCTTTTAAAGATCGCTAAAGAAGAATTTGAGGTTGTTGAGGCAGAGAGAACAGGGCTTGTAGAGCAGATACGTTCCGAAAAACAAATGGCGAACAGTATTTTAGAAGAGTTTGATGAACTCGTTGAGGGTGGTCTTAGAACTAAGGGTCGTTATGTGGGTAAAGGTGGGGGTCATAAAGGTAAAACTCCTGATCAAACTTATCGTGATTCGGCTAGAAGAAATACACGTAACGATTATTATGAGCAAGCCCGATCAGCCCGCCTTGAAGCAGGAACACAAATACCACATGGTAAACAGGGGGTTGGTAGAGAAGCAATTTTTAATAAACAACCGAATGATCCTCCGTCTTTAACAAAACAGTTAAAGCAAATAAGAGATGCTAGAGATGCCAAGTTAGCGAAAGATAATGAACTCACGGCTCCTATTGCTCATTGGTTAGAGGACCCTTGGGAGATAGGTTACGGTTACGAATTAGGCACAGATAGTCTCTCATGGAAGGCATACGGGTATCGGATAGGTAAAGATGACGCATTTGAAATAGAGGATATGCCTATCCCAGATGTATCGGAGTGGCGTTGGATCAAGCAGATAATGGAACATGTTGGTAAAGGTGGAGAAGTTCCTTTTGCACTTACGGGAACAACTATCACTCCTGAATCATTAATGGATTTGTATCATCAGGCTGCTAGAAAACTTCCTTCTCGTAAAGCGCGCGCTGAGATTAAGGGAATAAGAACAGAAAGAACACTTTGGTCAGCAAGCCAAAAGGAAGACGTATTTTTAGATCGTGCTGTGCAAGAAGCACGAGATGCAAGAGATGCGGCTCAAAGAGTTTTCGATGATGCTCAACAAAATTTAGAAAAGATTGGTGTTTCCAGAAAACGTCTTAGAGGTAAAACTCATGCAGACATGAGAATTCTTCCTGTCACTCCTAAAAAATCAGTGTTGGCTAAAACAGGTCGCCCTGAGGGTGATCAGTTCACGACGAATCTTCGTAATCGTGTAACAGCAGCAGAATCCGATGCTCGGATTATGGACAAGTTACGTCAGGAACGTATCGTTGAGACTGGCAAACTAGGTGGAGAACGTGCTGATTTAAGGCGAATGATTAGTGAGATGGAAGCAGAGATGGCTCCTGTTAAAAGTCGCACTGTTCAAAACATAGACCAGTTGGAAGGTCAATTCCAAATGGAGATTGACAGTATCCGTACTACTGTTGAGGCTATCCGTGAATACATAAAGATTATTACCACAACTGCAAAACAACTTGATATGCAAACTCCTGCTGTTCAGTCGATGCAACTTCTAAAGAAGTTTTTAGGGAACATTGAAAAAGGTATTGTTGGTACTGAAGGGTTGACTGCTCCTGCTCGTATGCGAGATTGGATGGAGAGGGTCGCAGAGTTCACTGAGTTGAACAAGATTTTTAATCACGAGAGTTTCACTGCTGGCGCTAGGAACACTAAAGAGAATTTGACTTTTGGTCAAAATCTAAGATTGAAGGAACAGGAATGGAGTGCTTTCAAGGCTAAAACTAGGAGTTTGGAAGAAGAATTTGGCATCATGGGTCAAGAAAAAATGGAAGGTCTTTTCCCGTTCAGAGATTTAGGTCCCACCATTGATGAAATCAGAGATTTGAAAGGTCTTATCACTGAGAGAAAACTTCTTGAGGTTCAGCAGCAAAAGGCTTTTACAGCGTGGCAAGACATGATCAACTATAACAAATTTAAAAAAGAACCGAAAAACCTTAGTTATTATGAAAGTGTGCAGGCAAATAAGGCTGCTCAGATGGACAATAAACTTGAAGAGATTCTCACGTTGCAACAGGTCAATTTGTCTGAACGTATGAAGGATCTTAATGCAGCGGTTGATGAGTGGACTGATGTGGTTGGTCAGGGTAAACGTTTAGAACAGAAGACAGAACGTATCATTGAGGATTTGGCAAGCAAATCTGAAAGATTAGGAGCGTCACGTGAAGGTGCTGTTCTTCCTTTGAGGGCAGGAGAGAAGGCACCCTTTGAGGATACTTTCAGGGCGGCTGTTAAAGACTTAGGTGACAGCAATTGGAAAGGTTCCAGTTTGTCTAACGCTCAGAAGGCAACTCAACAGGAACGTTTAAATTCTATGAAAGTTATCAAAGATTCTTTATCTGCTTCTCAGTGGGGTCCTTGGACTTTGATGAACTCTGATCAGGCTATGAATCGTGATGTCGCAGCGGTAATTAATGCTTTCGCTAGAATTAATGATCCTGTGGAGTCCGCGTGGATGTGGCAAAAGTGGGACAAATTCCAAGGCTGGTTGAAGGCTGGTATGATCGCTACCCCCGGATTTGTGGAGCGTAACATTTTTGGTGCGTACTTTAACGCTTGGCTTGACGGTGTGGACTTGAATGAGATTGCTGCAATGGGTAAAAAAGTCAGCACTATTGCTAACAAGTCGATGAGAGATAACACCAGTTTTTATGACGCTGCTCGTGCAATGGCGAAGAGTGATCATCCTGATGCTGATTTGTATGAGGATATTGTTTCTATGTTGGATGTTGGTGTGCGTGGTGGCGGTCAAGCAATATCTTCTGTCGAGTTGGAGTATGGGTTGAGGAATGCTCGTAGTTTGGACATAATTTTTGGTGGTAAAAAAGGCGGGCGTACATTTAGAACTAAACCAGTTTCTTTCTGGAGTCCTCAGTGGACTCCTTTTGCGGCTGTCAGAACTTTAAACAGTTGGGCTGAGGACATTATCCGTTTGGGTGTAGGTGCTGATACTTTGAAGGCTGGTGGAACTGTTGATGATGCGTTGAATCGTATCGCTAAAACACAGTTCGATTATGACGAGTTGACTAAGTGGGAGCGTACTTGGGCTAGAAGGTTCATTCCGTTTTACACTTGGACTCGGAAGAATCTTCCGTACCAGTTGGAGAAGTTTTGGACACAACCAGCGAAATATAATCGTTTGATGTCTGTTAAACGCAACCTTGAGATGGGTACTGAAGGTGAGGGTGTGGTTCCTGATTATTATATGGAACCGTTTGGTATGAGGCTGCCTTTCAAATATAAGGGCGCTGTTGTTTATACTGCTCCTGATTTTCCGTTTCAGGATTTGTTCAGGTATGACCCTATGAAGGGTGGCGGTCCTATTAGCGGTTTGGGGAATATAGCAAAAAATGTTTTGTCTTCCACTTCTCCGATTGTTAAAACTCCTTTAGAGGTTGGTTTCGGTAAACAAATTTTCACGGGCATCCCGTTCACTGGCAGGTATCAGCAGGCTCCTAATCCGATAACTAAGATAGAACCTTTGATGTATGTGTTGGACGAGTTGGGTATGGCAGAGAAATCTCCTACTGGTTGGAAGATGCGGGATCATCACATCTATTTGGTTAATGGTGTGTTGCCTACGGTTAATTTGTTGCGGAGAATGTTCCCTAATGAACGCAAGTATCAGCGCACTCATATACGAAACTTGATTAGTTTCGCTGGTGGTGTGAATGTCAACTTCAACACTCCTGAAGTGCAATATGATTGGTTGCAGGGACAGAAATGGGAAGAATTATCGGATCGGCAAGACCAAAAGGATCTGCTGTTCCGTGTCAAGTAACGGGACAAAGAGGAGTATAAGTTATGAAGCACGTGTCTAGAGAAACGTGGGGTGCTAAACCTCCACCTAAAGGCAAGTTCGACAAGTTAAACAAATCAAGAGTGCAGGGTGTTGTGGTACATCACTCTGGTGTGCAGAACGGACCTAAAGGGTCCGCTGCTGTTAAAGCATTTGAACGCCATCACATGGGTAAAGGCTGGGATGGTATTGGTTACAACTGGCTGGTTGATGAGACTGGCACTATTTTTGAGGGACGAGGTTGGGATAACCGTGGAGCGGGAACTAAAGGTTGGAACAGTCGTTCCATTAGTGTTTGCTTTACTGGCTGGGGTGGTGACAAGCCTAATGACAATGTGTTACGTGCTTTACAAACAGTTGTTGATGCCGCTGAATATCATTTCGGCAAAGGTATGTGGGTTTCAACTCATCGTAAAAAGAGTCGTGAGGGTTATACGACGTGTCCTGAGAAGTGGTTAGGTGACTGGGTTGAGAACGGTATGGGGGTTGTGGAACCACCTGAGACTGTTGATTGGGCTGCGATCATCCAGTTCTTTAAAGATTTACACGAGCAGGTGAAGAAGACTCCTTTGTCTCGTCCTAGCCGTAGTCGTGGTTTGCCTGTGCGTTTGGTGCAGGGAAAGTTAGCGGAGCGTGGTTTTAATGCTGGTCCTGTTGATGGGGTTTACGGCAAGAAAACTGGTGACGCTGTTAGAGAGTTTCAGAAGACACAAGGTTTTTTGAAGGTTACGGGTGTGGTGAACGGTGAAACGTTCGGCTGCCTGTTTATACAATAAGGAAAAATATTATGCCAAAGGGTACAGGATATGGTTCTTTTGAGGACACTTTTGGTTCTCAGGATGAGCAACTTCACAACTCTTCTTCTTCATTTAACATGTGGGATATGAGTCAGAAGGCTAAGAAAGCCGCATCTTATTTGCGGAACACTAATTTGGGCAACGCCGCACACGGTGGTCGTCCTTTCGGAAAGTAGGTTGAGATGCCACATCAGTTGGATGGTAAAACAATGAAGGTGCCTAAAGCCTCTAAGGTTTTAGTGGACACTGCTTCTCAGGGTGGGAACCAAGGTTCTCTCACTGGTGACGCTATGTTACGAATGAGTAACGGAATGCGCGCTAAGTTTGACGAGAACGACTAATGGGTCGTAAGAAGCCTCGTCCAAGATATTAATCTAATAAAGGAAAAAATTTGAAGAACATATTTGATGTGTTAGAACGTGCTGGGTGGACTTTCGCTCAAGCGTTCCTAGGTGTTTTCGTTGTTGCTGACTTGTCGTCAGTGAAGGGTGCGGGTGTTGCTGGTTTAGCAGCGGCTGTGTCTGTTCTTAAAACCATCGTTAAAGACAAAGTAGCGAAATAGTATGGAAGCCGACCTTGAGGCTAAGTGGGATGAGTTCATGGAGGTTGAAGGGTTCGCTCTTCAGAAAGATATTTATGATCACCTTCAGGACACTGCCCATTTGTTTGACATCAAGGACGGTATTCATGCTAAGTGGTCACCAGATGGTGTTCTAGGTTTACTCCTGATCTTCCATGAGGAAGAGGCTGAACTGTTGCTCGCCGCTTTTGAAGCGGCTTTAGATGGTGTTGATGAAGCAGGTGAAGCGTTCGCTGTTTGGACTACATCTTTGATGGGGTTGTTGCGAATGTCTATGGCTCCCAATTGGGAAGAGTAGTTACCTTTTAAGCCATTCTTGAACGAGTTCTGATTCTATTAATCCAGTCATCAGTTCACGTCTAATTTTGTCACGTCTACGGGCTAGTGACGTTTTGGGTATGCCTAGTATGCGTCCTGCTCCTCTGAGTGACAGGCGTTCAACTATTAGTGCGTTGAATATCCATCTGTCTTCTGGTGACAGGTCGTCGATTGCTTGACCTATGAGTTCTTTCAGGTGAGCGGTTGCTTCTAAGGATGGGGTCCATGAGTCTTGGAACGGTGCTAGTTCCATTAATGCTTGTGTGTCTGTCATAGGTCTTTGTTTGTATAAAACTTTGTTGTTTGATGCAAACACCCATTCTTCAGTCGGGAATTCTTTCTTCTTGCCCATCAGCCTTCCAAGTGGTTACACTATGTAAACGGTTGGCTGCTATAACTCTGGTGTTCTCTGGGTCGTAACCTGATGGTCCTCCCAGTTCCCATCCTTCGTCGTGGTCTATCCATCCCAGCATTTCGACTGTGCGAAATTCGTCGGGTACTGGTCTGACTACGAACAGGACAAGTCCTTTTCCTAGTTGCCTGCGGCGTACCGCCGCGTTGTTCGATGTTCTAACTCTTCTTACTTCTATGTTGAAACCTACGTCTGCACGATTTTTGTTTTCTACGTGGCGGTTACCTGCCCAGACGTGACCACCCCAGTATTGGTTGGTCACTCGTGCTACTGCTAGTTCTCCTATTGCAGCAGCAACTTGTGCGGATCTGTCATCTTCCATGTATTCGCGCTTATAATGGGCAGCATCTTGTTTTTCCCAATTTTCCGTAAAGCGTCTGATACCTACATGAGATGCCCATTCATATTCCCACTTTTCTAATTCAATTAGTATCAAGACGATCTACTTTCACTGCGTTTATTCGTACTACTTGGTTGTCGTCATCCCATGCTACTCCATTAAGCGCATCTAATGTGAGTTTAACATAATTGTCTAGGTCACCTCTTAATGTTTTCGCTGAGTGGGGTGATGTGCTGACGTGAATGATTGTCTCATCTGGTGTGTACATTAATGTTACTTCTACAGGTTCAGAGAATTTTTGTTCAACTTGTTCTGTCCATGCTTTAGCCACGTAGTCTTCTTCATCGAGTGTGCTTTTAGGAGTGAAGACTTTACCTCCTTTGGTGTGCCTTGGTCGTGCTTTAACTTTAGGTCTACGATCTACTATGGCTATGAATGATTCCATTATCTTACTTTTTTACAAGCGTTCCTTACTGTTTCTGCGAGGCGTTTGTCACCGTCTGGTCTGCTATTATATTTCCCTCCCCAGTCCATGTCTGCTTCTTTCAATTCTTTGTAGATAATATCTTCGGCGTATCCTTGTCGAGCCATCGCGCAAGCGAGGGCGAATAGTGTGCCTGATCTATCTCCTTCTGGTTTCTCTGGTTCTGGTCGTGGACCACCACGCCGTATGACACCCGACAGACCGTCCAGTTGACCTGTATAGGGGGTCTTCCTATAGGTGTACGCTGGGAGAGCCTCAGGAGGGCTGTATAAGGCTCTCACAGGCTCCCACTCAGTAGGTGTCACCCGTGTGGGTATTGCTTCTGCGAGGAATGTTCTGAGAGGAACCATAGAGAATGAATAATCAGTGTTATCCATCTCGTTGTACCCACCCTGTTTACGGTTATGTCCATAAGGTAAACGCACCCCGTTACCCCAACCTCTGTCAGTTATCTCAGTTTGTTTAGGGTTAACTTCTTTAGTGGGTGCTTCAACTATTTCACATACAGCCATTAAACCTACTCTGACATCTACAGCAGACATGGGTTCTGTGAAGAACACCCATACGTGGAATCCTTTTGAACGTGACCGTTCAACCCAAGAAGTTACTCCTAGTTGTTTGAGAACTTCTCTCAAGTTTTTGGCGTGGATGTATGACTCTG